GAAAGTGAAACGTGTAATGGATTTTATCCATGGTGTTGCTTACAATGAGGTAGACATCAACCGTTATGTTGAGTTTTTGGAGCTTATAGAGTATGAGCTGGACAAGGAGCTTGACGGTGGCGACTTGGAGAGTGATGAATATTGAATGTTAAACTTTTAATTTTAGAGAAATGGAAACAAAGAACGAGAATTTGGAATTGCTGAAAGGCATGAGTAAGGAACAGAGAGCAGCGCTGCTTGCCCAGCTTCAGAGTGAGGCTCAGAATGACCGCGTGGCAAAACGTGAGAGCTATGAGGCTCTGAGGGGTCAGTTTATGTATGACGTGCTGACGAGGGTGAACGATGTGGAGCAGACGGTGAGCGGTTTCAAGAAATGGCTTGACGGTGAGACCTCAGCCTTCACAAAAGTGATGCGCGAGTATGGCGCTGTTAAGAACGAGGGCCAACAGAGCTACACGATCACGGACGGAGATTTCAAGCTTGAGGTGAAATTTAACAAGGTGAAGGGCTTTGACGAGCGTGCAGACCTTGCAGCCGAGCGCCTTGTTGACTACCTGAAGCGATATATGGCTGCGAGCGAGAAGGGCGTGGAAGACCCGATGTATCAGATGGCGATGACGCTGCTGGAGCGCAACAAGACGGGCGACCTTGACTATAAGAGCATCTCGAAGCTGTATGAGCTGGAGGATAAGTTTGACGGTGAGTATGCGGAGATCATGCAGCTGTTTAAGGAGGCCAATGTGGTGCAGAACACGGCGACGAACTACTACTTCTCGAAGCGCAATGCAGAGACGGGAGTGTGGGTGCGTATAGAGCCGAGCTTCTGCAGACTTTAGAGGCTCTCTACGGAAATGGAGAGCGGGAATTGAGGAAAGCCACCTAAATATGAGAGATTTAGGTGGCTTTTTGCTTGCGGTTTAACGATAAAGGTTTATATTTGCGAATTATTAAAAGGTGTAGAACTGTCTATGGTAAAGAGGCGCGGCGCGAGCTATCAGAAACGTGTAAGAGACATAAATAGGATATACGACCAGCATGCCAGGAGCGGACTGAGCAACCGCGAGATATGGCGGCGGTATGTGTATCCTGTTTATGGTATCTGTGAGCGCACGTTCTATAACCTTATAAATGCCTCTTGTGATCCTAAGAAAGACGTGCCCAAAGAGGTGGAGATGTTTCTTAAATTTACAGAGTGATTATTGGCTTCGCTCGGCCAAACGAGCAAGCTCGATGGCACTCACTTGCACAATAATTGACGATGACGATGAACAAAGACGTACAGAAAATTATCCGCAATATCCTGTCGGATATTAGGGTGGAACTGAGTGATGAGTTTGACAAGAACTTTGAGCGTCAGGCCTTCTTCAGCGAGGCATGGCAGCGCAGGAGCAGTCCGATACGGCCTGGCGGTTCGATACTGATAGACACGGGCCGACTGAGACAGAGCATCAGTAGCCGCACGACGGATACGAGCATAACGTTCTACACGAACCTGCCTTATGCATCCATCCACAACGACGGTGGCGAGATAAAGGTGACGAAGAAGATGAAGGGCTACTTCTGGCACAAGTATTATGAGGCGACGGGCGCGTTCGGGCGCAAGAAGAACGGTGAGCGACGGAACGACAAGCGCACTGTGAGGCTGAGCACGGAGGCAGAGTTCTGGAAGCACATGGCCCTGATGAAAGAAGGCAAGAGCATAAAGATACCGAGGCGCAGATTTTTGGGAGAGTCGCCAGAGGTGGAAAAGGCAGTGAGGGAGATAGTGGAAGCGAACATAACAGAATACTTCAATACGGAATTTGAAATAAGACAAAAATAAGACGAAAACAAGACGAAAAAATGAGAAAGGAACTTTATGACCTGCTGTGCAGGGAACTTGGAGCGATAGCCGAGATAAAGCATATAGACTTGTGGAACCGCAACGTGGAGTTTATAGAGCAGGAAGAGAGTTGGGAACGCCCGGCTGTGTTTGTGGAGTTTGGTCAGATAGACTGGAAGCCAATAGTGAACGGTGTGGAATATCGGGCAGAACCACGTCTGACGCTGCATATAGTGACGGACTGGGCAGGCGACGCGAGCGCGGGAAGTGAGTGCAAGGAAGACGCCTTGGCGGTGTTTGACCTTCCGGACAAGATACACCGCCGCCTGGCGAACCTTGAGGGCGAGAGCTTCGGCGAGCTTGACCTTGTGCAGAGCGTGACGAACCATAACCACGAGGAGATCGTTGAGAGCATCGAGGTGTATCAGTATGTTGCTCTGAAGCGGTTGTGACTAACGAGGCGTTCGTGACTGCAGGAACTGCTTATTGATGGACTTGACTCTGTTGCGTATGCGCAGAGTGGCAACAGAGAGGGGATAATGTCCCCTCTTTTTTGATGGTCTGATGTTGCCCTTCATGACAGCCGCCTGGAACTCGTCGAAAGTGTAGCCACAATTGCGCAGCAGCCCTCTATATATGATTCGTATGGTGTCGAGGAAGGTGACGGGGCGGTAAATGTAAACAGATCCGAGGACTGCGAAAATGTCTTTGGTCTCGATGGTGTATTGAATCTCGACGCCGTCGATCATGATGCATTGTTTCATAATTTTTGTTGAATGTTGAGAATTTTGAAATGAAACGTTATACCTTTGCAGGCAAAAACAATTATGAGTCCTGTAATAGACAATTCAAGAGGGTGGAACCATTTTATAGCAGACTTAGTGCGAGCCAAAGATGACTTGGAGCACTTACGAGAACAGTTAATTCGTCATTGTACAATGACATCTGCAACTCTAATAGGGTTGATAGCTGCTTTTGTGAACATACCGTCACAAGATACCGTTCTTCGGTATTTGATAGTATGCAGTGTTGTGCTGTTATTTCTTTCTGTTGTTGTAGGTGTTCTATATAGTTTTCTGTACATTTCATCAAGTCTGAAATCGCTCTTGAATTGCGCAAGACGGTACAAAGAAGGTGGCCTAATGTATACAAGGAGTCCTTTCCTCGAAATGCTCGCCAGAGTCTTTCCATGGCTGATGTGTGGCGGCATCCTTTCGCTATCTTTAAGCGTACTACTTTTGTTGTTATAGTGTCCATAGGTGATGTAGGTTTGGGGTGATTTTTTTTGATATTTTCTTTCATAATTGTTGTTTTATTTGGAAATTGTTGTTATCTTTGCATTGTGGGAGCGACATACTGAAAACCACTGAAAGCAGCCTGCGACGTTGCAGAACCTGAGACCAACGGATTATTCCATTGGTCTCTTGTATTTTCTGAGCTTGCCATTGACATACCAAAAGATGTAGTCATGGTGATATTGTTCACTATCCCAAATAGCTTTGTTCCTATCTTGGATTTGTCTTTCCGTAATTGGCTTTCTGAAGCAATGGTCAGTCAGACAAACGCAAGCGTGTTGCGCATCAGAAGCATGGTTTGCATTACGACAACAGTTCATAACTTTCTCAGGTGATTTCACATCAATATATCCAAACTCACCTACTTTTAAATCTGGGTTTGCCCTACTGTCTTCTGGAATCATGTCATAGACCTTTTTTCTTCCTTCTTTTGCATTGAAACGAATTTCTGGATTGAGGAAGCAATCACCATATTCATTGGCAAAAGCCATAGCCACATCTAAAACTCGCTTATAGTCTTCTGCTGTAGAGCAAGCCAACTCGTGTTGTAACACCTTTCCTTTGATACCAATGTATTTGGTGAAGAATTGTTCATCCAAAGGCTTTGCAAGTATCGTATCACGGTCTTCAACAGAGAGATTTGTTTTTCCTGAATCAGTGTACGCATTGGCGCATTTATGTACCAATCGACAAGCAGCACAAAGTTCGTTGTCTGCAACAGGCTTTCTGTCAAGATTCAACTTACCCTTAGCTATGTCGCAGTCGTTGCATCGGCGAATGGTGTAGGGGTTGTAATCGGGCATGGTCTTTTGCTGTATGCCTGGATTGAAATGGAAGATGCCCTTTGTGTCGTCTTGCAGAGCCTCTTCGCCTCTTTTCATTGCCTCGTCGTGGGGTGTTGCCGGGTATTTGGCCTTTCGCACCTGCACGACGTTGCATCGGCATCCCCATCCGTTTGGTGGATAGTATGTCTGCCAGAAGGGGTCGGAAAGTGGTAGCGTGACACCGTTGAGAGCAGCGTGTGCGGGCCGCACCTTGCTGTCGCCGGCCGTGCGGTACTGTAGGTTGTAGCGGTCGCCGTCTTCGGCGAACTGCTCCCACTTGGCTGCCATCTGTGCAGAGGACTGCACGAAGTTGTACTCGGCACGGAGGTAGTTGGCGTTGTATGTGTCGTTGATCTTCTGAACGTCGTTCAAAAAGCGTTCAAACGGTTTTCTATTGCCGTTCTCGTCGAGCAATGAAGGGAACGCCTCGTTGAGCTCGTGGAAGGTCTTGATGCCGGAGAAGATGTAGTTGGATCGAGTAAGCCGTTGGCGCATGATGTCGGACATTTCCACGCGTTGCAAGTTGCGGTCGAGGACAGTTGCATGAGCCTCTATCAAGCTTTGAACATTTTTATCAGCCATGATGTCGATAGAGAAAGAATTTCCTTTTTGGTTGAAGATAACCTTCATAGCGTCCTTGAATCCCTTGCTAATATCTTCGCTTGGCAGACAAACGTCTTCACCAGCCCCCAAACTAAGCAAACTTTTTGCAAGTTCGGTATCAACTTTATTCATGTGAGAATAAGAAAGCAACTCTTTTGGTAGAACCTTACCCCTCATGATCGCTGCATTCAGTTCAGCCTCAAACTCAGCACGATTGGTAAGGGAATACTTTGAAAGTTGCTTTTTGATAAGTTCCTTGTCTGCTTTATCCATTGTCCATTCGTGTTCTACTGAGCGAAAATAATCGGGGTCGTTGCAAAAGTCGATATAGTGTCCCAATTCGTGTAAGATAGAGTTGCTTTGGGCAGACCATCCCCCACGGATTGCATCCTCGCTATCTTTTACCCATGTTTTATAAGCACGTTTATTCACATTGATGATACTGGGTGCTCCCTCGCATATAGCAGGGTGGAAATTTGCACGAGTCAATCCATGGAATCGTTTCCATCCCCCCAAATCTACCTCACGCAACTCCGGTAACTCCTTGATGCCATGCCTAAGTGCAATTCGCGCAGCCTCTTCAGCGTCTTCTCTCACATACTTGTTACTGATGACACTTGCCCATTTCTTGGCGATGGCATCAATTTCCTCTTCCTTTTTGCTGAGACATAAGGAAGAAAGACCGGTGTCATTGCCTAATATTTCGGCATATCGTCGGTGTAGCCCCAGGTAGTCGCTGGGGCTTAGTCGAAAAAAGAGGTTGTAGGGTTTTGGGGCTGCTTCTTTGAGTCATTATCATCGTCGTTGCCGTTAGTGGGCATGGGTTGCGTATTGCGCCGTTCGCCTACAGGCATGCTGTATTTCTCGGCAAAGTAGGCAGGGTCGACATCGTAACGGTCGGCGATCATGGTTTCGTATTCGACCTGCTGCTCTGGTGTGTAGTCGACAGCGTTGTCCCACTCGAAGCGCAGTCCCTTGACCGGGAAGCCGTGTTTGGTCATGCGCGGTATGAGCTGATTGTTGACGATGTCGCGCAGCATGGTGCAGTCGCTGTCGACGAGGTTCTGGAAGACCTCGAGGTGAGTCTGCGATTGAGAGAGGCTGCTACCATCCTCGATGGTCATGGTCTGTCCGATGATGAGCTTAGACAGCTCTGAGTTTGCTCGGTCGATGCGCTTGTCGTAGACGTTGAAGGCGTCGCCCTTTCCGCTCTCGACAAATTCGATTTCGGTGTCTTGCCCCGCCACCATGTACTGGCTTGCTCCCGCATCCTTGAGCATCTTTTCGAGTTGGCTCATTACTTTAGGGTCGCGCGATGTGGTTCGTGCGATACGCATTGGCATGCCGAAGATCTCGCCGAAGGAGTCCCAGAAGGCGAGCATGTTCTTCTTCGGAATGGTCTGTGTTGCCGCCTTGAGGTAGAGTCCGAGGGCGTCGGGGCGTCCGGCTTCGATGAGCCAGTCGGTGAACGGTTCGGCCCGGTAGTCGATTCCAGAAGTCCAGTCTTGCCCTACCTGCTGAATGACCCGTCCGTATTCTGGAATGACGTGCTTTCGTGGTATGAGTTTGACATCGTTGTAGCATGGACATCCGTCGCCATCGGTTGTGACGTCTCCGAGCTCTATGAGAGAATGTCCCCAGAGATTGGCTTCGAGCGCGTATTTCAGCAACTGCTTGAACCAAGCCTGGTCGAAGATGTGGAGAGCCTGGTCGTTGATGTTGCCTTTGGCATCGACGAGCTTGAAGGACTTAGCCATGACGAATCCCACCCGCTGGCTTACGCATCCTGAAAGATGGAGGTCTATTTCGATGTCTCGATAGATGTCATAGAGTCGTGACCGGTTTGGGTTGTCGACATTGATAGCCATCTGCCATGCGTTGTGCCAGTCGGCGATGTCCTTTCGTGTGAGAGCATCGGTGGTGCGCTGCAGCTCGATGATCATTTTGTTGACGCGCTTGCGGTCGGAAGCCTTTGCGAGGTTGAAGTCGCCATGAGGTGTGTGCAGCACGTTGTGGCCTGACGGCGTGAGGATGCCGCTGAATATGTTTTTAATGTTCATAGTTTTTACCAATTAACTTTGTTGATTGTTGCTCACCAATTGTGATGTAACTGTTGTTGTGATCCGAAGATGAGCAGGTCGCCGGAGGGTGTTCCGTCGGTGTCGATGTCGAGCGGCAGGTCGGGTATGATTTTGCCGGCCTGCACGCCTTCGAGCCACTTGATGGCGCGTTCGTAGCGTTCCTTTCGTATCTCGCTGCCCATCTTCTGCGGCATGGCCGCCGTCATGTGATAGAGCGCGATGTCGGCAGCGTACATGACGACGAGGCTGTTTCGCTCGTTGCCATGAGCAGCGAAGATTGCCTCGGTGTCGTATTGTGGTCTTAGGTAGCCGGCAATTTCCTCGCACGCTTCGAGCTCGGCATTGTCGCGTATCTCTTGCGAAGCTTGTGATACGACTTTTAGAGCGTTTTCGCCTATGACTACACGGTAGTCTTCTTGTGTGATGAACATGTGTAGAGTCTCCTTTCTATTTGCAAAAAAATTACCAGATGTTTTTGTTTGTTTGTCGTTTGCCGAAAATGGGTTTGCAGATGCTCTGCCTTGAGCAGCGCTGTAGCATCCAGATAGCTCCCTCGTCGGCATCGGGAGCGTCGTCGTGGACACGGCTGCCCCGTTCGAGCGCCAGCGTCTGTTCGATGCCTACCTGCATGTCGGGCGAGTCCTTGAGCGCCTCGTTGTAGAAGACGAAACCACGCTCCCAAAACGGGCTGATGGCCTCGATGCGCTGCAACTTATCGGGCTTCTTGCGCTTGTCGCCTGTTATCGGCAACTGGTAGCCACGGCGGTTGCCCTCTTCCGTGAACTCGTCAAGGATGGTGTCCTGTAGAAAGTTCGCCTCCATGAAGAAGGACACCGTGACATCCTCTGGCAATGATTCATAAAGATTGTATAGCCATCTGACCATACCGCCAACGGTATCTTGACGGACATAGCAATCAATCAAATGAAACTCTGTGCCTATCTTGCCCCAAAAGCGTGAAGCCTTGTAGTCGTTGGCTGTGGTCGATTTGAAAGAAGGGTCGGTGTAGCAAATAAGTTGGTCGTACTTATTGAGTGGCAGAACCTTCTTGTAACGAATCCAGTCATGGCGAAATATCGTGCCATCCTTGATAGGATTGTGCATCATTTCCTTGTTCCATGCCCGGAAGCCCACGAAATCGGCATAAGCCTTCGCCTCTTCCTTTGTCCACTTTTCACGCCATACTGGTTCGCCATCAGAATCAACCGCCACAATCTTAGAAAGGAACACCCCCTTGGTATGTGCCAGGTTGAAAAGAACGGAAGTTTTTGAAATGAGGTTTCCAACCATAATGAAGCGACCACGACCTACATCAAGCGAACCGAAAAGGGCTTCTTTCACCCAGTCGGTGAGGTCACGCACACGCTTCTCGTTACGGCAAAGCTCATCATCATCGAGGTCGTCAATGACAATGTAGTCTGGACGTGCCTCACGGTCACGCAAACCACGAGGAGATTGACCACGACCACAGGCAAGGAACTTCACACCGTCCTTGGTCTTAAACTCACCTTCTTGCCAGTCGCCAGCGTTCTTCTGTGCGCCAAAGTCGGCGATGAGCCGCTGGTTGTATTCGAGCTCAGCCTGGATGTCGCCAAGCAAACGGATGGCACTTTCCTCGGACTTGCCCACAACCACCATGAAGTTAATCAGACGCTTGGTCTGAAACATCAGCCACAAAGGAGTAAAGATGTCCATGTGGGTGGACTTGGCATGACCACGAGGCCACATAAAGACCGCTTTGAGGTTCGGGGTGTTCTTAACCTTCTGTGCAGCCTGGTTGTGAAAAGGAGCGTTGTGGATGGTTCGGATTACTTCGCCTGTGGTCTTGTCACGCAATTGTAGGAAATGGGGGAAGTAATACTCGCAGAAGGCTGCGTAATTGGATTGCAGCCTACGAATACGTTTTTCCTTTTCAAGGGGCGTTTCCTTACGCATAAGAGAGGTGTCGGTGAAAGCCTGAACTTGCTTGCACCGTTCCTTCCATTGCTCGTATGCGAGTTTCTTTTCTGTTGCTGTTGCCATACTCCTTAATTATTTAACACCCATCTGTTCCATGATAAACAAATCTTGAAGATGATTGATTGCCTTCATCAACTCAGTTGTTATCGTAGGGTCAGACTTGGCACGGAACTCCAACCACTTGCTGAACTTCATGGACACCTCAATGATGTCAACCACGTTGGCCTTCTTGTCAAGTTTCTCTATGACAGAGGAAAGCTTTGCGAGTTTGTCACCCAGTCCAGCCATCGCCATTGGGTCGCCAGAATTATTCACTTGCGTTATAAGCGCGTCAATGGTCAACAACAGCTTGTTGACGAGTTCGGGACGTGTGACACTCTTGGCCGCACGTGCCTCCTTCCATCCATCAGCCACACACCACTTGGAAATGGTGACGCGCGAGACATCGACCTTGTCGGCAATGTCCTGCTGCTCCATGCCCGAGAGATAGAGCGTGCGTGCCAGTGATTTCTTTTTTTCTATTTCTGCCTTTGTCATGTTGATAAAGTTTTTTATGCAAAAGTGGGATGATTTCGGTGGCTGTGCAAAAAAGTGTGCAATGGTTGCATAGAAGTGTGCAAGGATTGCACGGTTTTTTGGCGGTAGGAAAAGGAGTTAGTAATATTGCAATCGGAAACGGGCGACGGTGCCCATTGAGAAAGGGAAAAGAGAAAAGAGAAAAGTGAAGAATCCAAATGTAAACCGAAAAGACATATATGAGTAAAGAGAAACGCGTAAGAATAACGAACGACCGTCTGAACAGCTACGGCACAAGAGTGCTGACGGCAGGGATGGACGTGGAACAATATAAGCGCAACCCGGTGCTGCTGTACATGCACGAGCGCGGCAACGTGATAGGCTATGTGAAGGATCTGAAAGTGGATGACGGCGAGGTGACGGGCGAACTGATGTTTGACGAGGCCTCGGAGCTGTCGGTACGCTGCAAGAAGCAGTGGGAGTTTGGCAGCCTGAAGATGGTGAGCGCCGGACTTGACATATTGGAGACGAGCGAGGACGCGGCACTGCTTGTGCAGGGTCAGACGTGCCCGACGATAACGAAGAGCAAGCTGTTTGAGGTGAGCTTGGTGGACGTGGGTGCTAATGACGACGCCATCGTGCTGCAGAAGGACGGACGGAAGATTACTCTCGGCAAGGACAGCGAATGCCCGTTGCCAATGTTGAACAACAATAAAAAACAAAAACAAATGGAACAGAAACAGTATGCCCTACAGTTGGGGCTGCCGGAAACGGCAACAGAGGTGGAGATTGCAGCGAAGATAAGAGAGCTGACCGCCGCCAAGCAAGAGAACGAGACCCTGCGTAAGGAGAAGGAGACCCTGACACTTGCAAGCATCACAGCCGTCGTGGAGAAAGCCGTGGGCGAGAAGCGCATCGGCGCAGAGAAGAAGGAGGAGTTCATAAACCTCGGCAAGGAGATAGGCCAGGAGAAGCTGGAGCGCATAATCTCAGCCATGTCGCCACAGATGAAACTGAGCGCCGTTATCGGACACCAGGGTGGAGCTTCAGTACAGCAGCCAGCCACTTACAAGAAGCTGAGCGATGTGCCCCAGGGCGAACTGCTGGCACTGCGCAAGGAGCAGCCGGAGGAGTATAAGCGACTGTACAAGGAGGAGTACGGCATGGAGTGCGAGCTTTAAAGGTAAAAAAGTAAAAAAGTAAAAAAGTAAAAAAGTAAAAAGGTAAAAAATGGAAAAGAAGAGATTAGTGGCACTGTGTATGGCAGTGCTTTTCAACTGTGTGATGGGCGGCATGCTGGCTGCTGCGATGGGTGTGTCGCCGATAGCAGGTGCTGTGGGCATGAACTGTGTGGGTGCGATATTGGGCGGCGAGACAACTCAGGGCGCATTGCGTGCAGGAGTTTGCAAAGAGATATGGACGGGCGAGCTGGTGAAGAGTCTGCGCGGTTTTGTGGCTGGTACTTGGCTTGACGGCATACCTGACAACTCGAGCATCGTGGACAACGACGTGATACACCTGGTGGATGTAGGTGTAGACCCGGAGGTGCTTGTGAACAATACGACCTACCCTATCCCACTGCAGGCACTCGACGACAAGGACATAGCTGTGAAGCTTGACAAATTCCAGACAGAGGTGACTCCTATAACCGACGACGAGCTGTACAGCATAAGCTACGACAAGATAGCGCGTGTGAAGGAGAGCCACTCGAACGCCATCAACGACGCGAAGTTTGCCAAGGCAGCGCATGCACTGTGCGCGAAGAGCAACAGCGACACGACCCCAGTGCTGAAGACCACGGGCGAGAAGGACGCAGCGACGGGCCGCCTGAAGATGACGGTGAAGGACGTGCTCGCCATGAAGACAGCGATGGACAAGCTGGGTGTGCCGACCACAAACCGCCGCCTGGTGCTGTGTACGGACCATGTGAACGACCTCTTGGCAGCAGACCAGACCTTCAAGGAGCAGTATAACATAGACCGCAACACGGGCAAGGTGGGCAAGCTGTACGGCTTCGACATATACGAATTTGAGAACACTCCCTATTATGCTGCAGCCGGAACGAAGAAGGCTGTAGGCGACAAGGGCGGTACGGCAGGCGACTTCCACTGCTCGTTTGCATTCTACACGCCACGTGTGTTCAAGGCTACCGGCTCGAAAAAGATGTACTGGAGCCCGGCAGAGAACAACCCGGAGTATCAGCGTAACGAGGTGAACTTCCGCCACTACTTCGTGTGCATGCCCAAGAAGGAAGATGCGGGCGTGGTGATGATGAGCGACTATAAGGCGGGATAAGTGAAGAGTAAAAAAGTAAAAAAGTAAAAAGGTAAAAAGGTATGGCAGGGATGAAATACTTGGTGCTGCACTGCACCGCCACGCCTGAGGGCCGTGAAGTGACCAGTGACGAAATTCGCCACTGGCACACCGACCCAGTAAAGAAGGGTGGTCGTGGCTGGAAGCAAGTTGGCTATACCGACATGATTCACCTTGACGGTAAAGTGGAGCGACTTGTGAAGAACAACGAGGATGCTGAGGTGGACCCAAGGGAGGTGACCAACGGCGCGAAGGGCTACAACACGGTGAGCCGCCATGTGGTGTATGTGGGTGGTCTTGCCACTGACGGCAAGACAGCCAAGGACACGCGCACGGCGGCACAGCTGAAGGCCATGACAGCGTATGTGAGAGACTTCCACGAGAGGTTTCCGCAGATCCGCATCATTGGCCACAACGAGCTGAACAGCCACAAGGCTTGTCCATCGTTCAACGTTCAAGATTGGCTCAGGTCGATAGGAATCAAGCAAGTAAAGGTAAAAAAGTAAAAAGGTAACTTAAAACAAAGATAACGATGGCAGACATTCTACTGCAATTCATCCAATGGGCAATCCCCTCGGGCGGCATAGGTGCTGCCATCGTTTGGTTTGCCAACAGAAATGCCAACAAAGCCAAGAATGCCAAGGTAGTGCATGACACATATAAAGGCATGTATGAAGACATTTCGAAGGTGCTGTTGGAAACGCAACGGAAATATGAAGACATCACGAAGATTGTTGAAGGCCTTACGGCAGAAAATCATAGGACCCGTCTTTCGATCAATCGGCTCAGTCGTGCAATCGAGGCTATCAAGCTATGTCCTCATCGTAACAGTTGCCCTGTCAGCAGCGAGCTGTCGCTCGACGAAGACGATGACAACGCAGGCAGAGGAAAATGTGGTAAAGGACAGCGCCGAAAGCAAGCAGACCACGACAAGGATAATGTGGACGGAAAAGGTGGCGCAAGAGCGGGTGCATCTGACAATACCCCTTGACAGCATAGGCAGTATGCCGTCTGGTGCCTCCTTTGTGAAGAAGCAAGGCCGTGCCAACGTGAAGGCAAGCGTAGGCAAGGAGAATGGCAAAGATGTGATATACATTGATGCCACATGTGACAGCCTGCAATTGTTGTGTCTCTATTATGAGGAACAAAACAAGAAGCTGGCAAGGCAAAACACAGAGCTCTCGAACAGCATTAAAACAGCGAAAGAACAGTGTTCGAACCCTGTTAAAGAGGCGATATTCAGTTTTATTGCCGGACTGGTGTCTGGCATAATAATAATCACAATCAAAACAAGAAAGAAGAATGGATAAGAAATTCATGTACGGCATAGGCGCCGTGAAGTTTGGTGAGAAGACTCTGGGCTATATAGAGAAGGGCAGCTGGGACTGGGGCGGCTCCAAGCCAGAGAAAGTGGACGTAGAGGCAGAGCAGGTTGTAGGCGCTCCGGTTCTGACTCTTGTGACGAAGAACGGCACGATAGCGCCGACGTTTAACCTGATTCAGCTGGACTATGAGAACCTTCAGCTGGCCCTTGGCGGCACACTTGTAGGAACTACGGGTGCGTATACTGGCTGGAAAGCCCCGACCGACCTTGTTGAACTGCGCGACAAGTGTGAGATAGTGCTGAAGAGCGGCCAGACGGTGACGATACCGAGCGCGACGCTCATGGCCAACCTCGGCGGCAAGCTGACGCTGACGGAAGTGTCGAAGATGGAGTGTCAGTTGACGGTGAACGCCCCAGGAGACGGCAGCGCCCCCTACGAAGTGTCGGACACAAAGGCAGCAGGAGGTCCAGGAAAGTAGGCAAACCGCGTGAAGGAATAGTGTATGGATGAGAAGACCATCAGACAAATAGAAAAGGAAGGTGCGGAAGCTTTATTGGACACTGGCCTTTCAGTGCCCTTGAAGGAGTTGCACCTTCCTTTTTTTAAAAAGAGCATAGAATTGCGTGTGACCATGCGCCGACCGACTTTGGCAGGCCAAATAAGAATAGCGAGGGAATGGTTGGCAATGGGCGTGACGAGTGAAGAAATGTGGCATTTCTCGAAGGAGGAAGAAATGAGGTTTGTTGCCGATCATGGCAAGAAGATCAGCCGCATGATAGCTTACACCCTTTGCCGTGGCTGGATAAGCCGAAATTTGTTAGTAGGGCTAACGGCATGGGCTGTGAGGAACTGGATGGAAAACAAGTATCTTGTCAGCGTGACAAAGAAATTTGTCGGTCTGATGGGGACAGACAGTTTTACAGATATTATCAAATCGGCAGAAGCGGTGAATCCGATGAAGCTGAGGAAGAGCCAAAAGACGAAAGGGAGTTAACGAGCGACTATGAAGGCTCCCATAGCCCTTTCGGTTTTGTGTGGCAGATAGCAAGCGAGACGGGTTGGAGCGTAGACTACATCCTGAACGGAGTGAACTATCAGACCTTGATCATGATGCTGAGCGATGCCCCACATTATGTAAGCAAGAAAAAGAACGGCAAGCCCAAGGACGAAAGAAGCGCCATGGAGGAAGCCGACGACATTGTAGGATTTTTTCAAAGTAAACTGAAATGAGCAACGGCAAGACGGTAGCAATAGAAATAGAACTTCTGGACCGCATCAGCGGTGGACTTGACAGGGTAAACAAGAAAATGGATGCCTTGAAGGGTAGCACCGCTGAAGCGAAGAAAGGCTTGAGCGGCCTGGAGAACATGAGCAACAGGGTGAGACAGTCGCTCATGGGTCTTGGCATGGCCTTTTCGATGAAAGGGCTCGTCTCGGAAGTTGCTAACGTCAGAGGCCAGTTCCAACAGTTGGAGGTAGCATTTAACACCATGCTTGGGAGTGCCGACAAGGCAGATGCCCTGATGGCCCAACTTGTGCGTACGGCAGCCATAACCCCCTTTGACCTGGAGAGCGTGGCCCAAGGCGCAAAGCAGCTCTTAGCATACGGTCTGAAGGCAGAGAACGTGAATGAGACGTTGACCCGACTGGGCGACATCGCTTCAGGTCTAAGCATGCCATTGAACGATCTTGTGTATCTGTATGGCACGACAATGAACCAGGGCAGACTATACACCGAAGACTTGAATCAGTTCACCGGTCGTGGCATTCCAATGATTCAGGAACTTGCCAAGGTGTTTGGTGTGGCAGAGAGCAAGGTGAAAGAGCTGGTAGAAGCAGGCAAGGTAGGATTCCCCGAAGTGCAGAAGGTCATTGAAAACCTTACCGGCGAAGGCAGCAAGTTTGGCGGCATGATGGAGGAACAGAGCAAGACCATTACAGGCCAGATAAGCAACATCGAGGATGCCATTGCCAGCATGTTCAACGATATGGGCAAACAAAGCGAGGGCGTGATAAACACAACGCTGAGCGGTGTGACCTATATGGTTGAGCATTATGAGCAATTTGGGCGAGTGCTGATGGGGCTTGTCGCGACATATGGCACATACCGCACAGCATGCCTGACCGTTGCAGCGGTTCACAGTCTGATAACGACAGGCATAGGTGCGATGACAGCAGCTGAAGCCATACACCATGGCTGGGTTGTCATGGTGGAGAAAGCTCAGAAACTCCTAAATGCCACAATGCTCAGCAACCCATACGTATTGGTAGCCACTGCGATTGCCAGTGTGGTGGCCGTGATGATAAGCATGAAGACAGAGACGGAACTGATACAGGCAGCAGACGAAGCGTATGAGGCACAAAAGCAAAAAGTGATCGAGGCAGAGGAAGAACACAAGCGCAAGATGGAAGAGCTGTGCTCCATTGCAGGAGACGAAGCACTCAGCACCGACACCAGACGTGAGGCACTGGACAGGCTTGAACAAAAGTATCCCTCGATATTTGCCAAGTATGACACGGAATATGACAAACTGAGAAACATCAAGAAAATAAAGCAGGAGATTGCAGATCTGGAAGCAGGGCAAAGCATCGCCAAGCCAAAGAACGAGCTTGGCAACGTGAACAAGCGCATAAAAGAGCTTGAAGCCAAGCAGAAGACAGAGCGGTGGAAAATGAGCTACGGTTCGCTTCACAGAGTTGGCGGTTTGAGTCGTGAGGAGGAAGCCGAGCTCAAGAGTCTACAACAAAGGCAACAGAACCTTAACAAGCAGGTGCGAAAGAATGCTGTGCATGCATACTTTGAGGATCTCACCGGTGTCAGCACCAACGACCTGAAGAAACAGATAAAGGAGCGTGAGAACCTAATGGCCCGGATGAAGATGTCCGGGAGGAAGTATGGCTATACCACCAATGACAACAAAAACATCCGTGGCACTTACACCATGGATGAACTGCAATATCAGTTGAACAAACTGAAATCAGAGAAAAACCGCCGTAACGAGCCAAGAAAAACGAGCAGCGATTGGGGTGCAGCCGACAAGAAGGCTTACCAGGCAGCCTTGAAGGAATATAACGATTTTGTCAGAAACGGCTCAAACAACCTGACCAAGGAAGAATATGCCAAGAAGGCAAAGGAACTGAAAGAAAAGGTGGATCTTGCCAAGAAGGAATATGATTCGCGCAAAGCCGGTACAGACAAAGACAGCGATAGGGCAGAAAAGGATGCAGCCAAGGCCGAAGCGGCAAGAGCCAAGGAAGAGGCAGCGGAAGAACGCCGTAAGCAGGTGAAGGAAAAGGTGGGTCAGGAAATGGCGGCGCTGCAACGCAAGAATGACGAGGAAGAAATTGACACCATGCAAGAAGGCTTGGAGAAGAAGCTTCGCCAGATAGAAAACGACTATCAGGCACGGAAGGCCGAAATAGGCAAGCAAGAAACGGCATGGAAACGAGATAACAAGGAAGCAGGCATTGCGACAGAGGCGAATGGGCTGACCAAGGAACAGACGGATGCCTTGAACCAGGCTAACGCCCTGAACGAGAAAAGCCGAGCCAAAGCCATCGAGGATGCCAACAAGGAAGCCTTGAAGGAGGAATTGCTTGCCATGACAGACTATTTGAAGGAGTATGGAACCATACAAGAGCAAAAGTATACCATAGCCAAGGAATATGCCGAAAAGATAAAGGAGGTGAATGATGGAGCCGGCACTGCTGATGAAAAAAAGTGGAAGGTGAAAGCCCTCGAAAAGCAGCGTGACGCCGCTATGGGCCAAGCTGATGCCAAGAGCCTTGCCATGAACATTGATTGGGGTGCAACCTTTGAGGGTGTGGGCAATGTGCTGAAAGACGTGGCAAGAGAGACACTGGGCAAGGTGGAGGCCTACATGAAGACGGCAGAGTTTAAAGCTTTGTCAGCAGAAAACAAAAAGACCTACACCGACTTGCAAGCCAAATTGAAGCAAGAGACAGGTGGGGAAAGCACCAGTGCGTTTAACTTCAATATATGGGGAACTATCTCAAAGAATGTCACAGCATACCAGGAAAGCGTGAGAACGCTCAGAGACAAGACAGAAGCCCACACAAGGGCGGTAGATGACCTGGAAAAGGCCCAAGCGAAGTTGGCAGCAGCCACTGACGACACCACAAAGGAGATTGCGCAGAAAGCGGTGGACATTGCACAAGGAAAGGTAGATAGCACAGCAAGAAAGCAAACTGAGGCGCAAGACGAAAGCGACAAGGCACGCCAGACACTCACGGACAACACCAATGCAGCAGCGCAAGGCATAATGAACTTCACGGGGTATCTGAACGAGATGTCGAACGGTTCGTTGTATGGTTTTGCCAATGGTATGAGCAAACTCATAACCTCCTTTGGAAAAGGTTCAGACGGAATAGGCAAGTCGTTGGAAGAGCTTGGTGGCAAGGTAGGTGGAATTATCGGCGCAATTCTTCAAATCATTGACGCGCTTGGCGATGATCCAAAGAGATACATAGATGACCTTTTGAACAAAATAGCCGATTGTGTGGAAAAGATCGTTGAAGATTTGCCCGAAATTGTTTTGTCGATTATCAAGGATGTGGGCAATATCTTGCAAGGTTTGGTCAGTGGCATTGGCAGTTGGTTTGGTGTAGATGACCTATTTGGCCTTAACGGCAATGAGGCAGAAGTGAAAAAGACCATTGATGCGCTTACCAAGCGAAATGAGCTACTGCAATATGCCATCGAGGACTTGACGGATGAAATAAAGGCAAGCAAAGGCACAAAATCGGTTGCAGCCTATAAACAGGCATACGGCAACCAGCAAGAGAGCAATCAGAACTACCTTGACATAGCGAAGGCACAGGCAAGCTATCATAAATCGCATCATAGCTGGAACTACTATTGGACCGGCTTCGATGAAGACCAGACGCGCTGGATCAAGCAGAATGTGAAAAAAGACTTCACCGGCGACCTTTGGAGCCTAAGCCCCGAGGAGATGAAGAAACTTCGCTCGAATGTGGGTATTTGGGAAAGCATCTTGAACACAGGCAAGGGCGGTTACGGTGACAAGCTTGGCGAAAAGCTGAATGACTATATAGACCAGGCAGGCAAGCTGGAGGAACTGACCGATGAGCTTTATGAGGGCTTGACTGGCATTTCGTTCGATTCCATGTATGACAGCTTTGTGGACACATTGATGGACATGAACGCGACGGCAGAGGATATGGCTGATGATTTGTCAGAATATTTCATGCGAGCCATGCTTTCAAACCAGATTGGCGAAATGTATGCCGACAAGCTAAAGGAGTGGTGGAAGAAGTTTGGTGTTGCAATGGAAGACAACGACCTGACAGAGGCAGAGCGCAATGGACTGCAGGAGGAATACATGGGTTATGTGAAAGAGGCCATTGCCTTGCGTGACAAACTTGCAGAAGCCACAGGGTACACAGGTAACAGCAGCACAAGCCAAAGCGGAAAGAGTGGCGGTTTCTCGGCCATGACACAAGACCAAGGCACAAAGCTCGAAGGAATGTTTACCAGTGGCTTGCAACATTGGTCGAGCATTGATGACCAACTTGAGAACGTAGTAGAGAAGATGAATGTGGCAGAAAGCCATTTGGCACGCATAGCCGAAAACACGGGCATGAGTGTGACGCATCTGAACGACATCAAGGAGGAAATAAGAAAGATTATTCGCGATGGACTAAAAATGAAATGATATGGATGAAATACTTAGTGGTCAGGTACTGGTCAATGGCACTGACATCTGGAAGGTATATGGTGTTTTTCTGACGGAAGACAAAAAGGGCGACATGAGTAATCTGACCGCCATACTAACACCAAGCAAGACCAAGGATGAAACGGCAGTGAACATAAGAGAAGAGGATGGTGAAAAATACTCAGACGTACTGACCCCAAAGAATGAGGCTCGTGACGTGGAACTGTATTTTGCCATGTATAACAAGACCAAGGAAGGATGGTTGAAGTCGTATGCCGATTTCATCAAGTTCCTAAAACAAGGCAAAAACGGATGGCTTGACTTTGCTTTTCCCGACCTTGGCATGACATTGCACATGAGATTCTTGGATTGCGGAAAGTTTAAGCCTCTGACCTATATCTGGAAGGAAGGTGTGCAGGCAAGCAAATTCAAAGTGAAATTCCGTGAGCCGGTGCCCATCATTTAACGCCATTAAAACAGCATTAAAACAGCATTCGAGTATGATTATAACGATATACGACAAATCGGGTATTGCCCGGGCGGAAATATCTGCGGGTGAGAGCAGCACGCAGCAGAAAGGAGTGCAGAGCGACAACGTGCTGTCGCTCTCGTTCACGCATTACGAGTATATACCGCTCGATGTGAATGATTATGTGGACTTTGATGGCGAGCGTTACTGGTTGACGGAGCGATATGTGCCAGCGCAGAAGAGTGAGGGCGAGTGGGTGTATGACGTAAAATTCTATGGCATAGAGAGCATGATAAAACGCTTTCTGGTGCTGGAGACGACAGACAACAAGGCCGAGCCCGTGTTCACGCTGACCGCCACGGCGAGGGATCATGTGGCAATGGTGGTGAAGTGTATAAACAACGGCATGGGGCACACGACGGACTGGAAAGTGGGCAGGGTGGACGGCTCGGAGCTGATAGTGATAGACTATGAGGGAAAATACTGCGACGAGGCTCTGAAGGAGATAGCCGAGAAAGTGGGCTGCGGAGCCGAGTGGTGGGTAGAAGGCCAGACGGTGAACGTGTGCAGATGTGAGCACGGTGATGAGATAGAGCTGGGCTACGGCAAGGGATTGACGAGCATAGAGCGAGACACCAGCAACACAAACAAATTCTACACGCGACTGTTCCCAATAGGCAGCACCCGCAACATAGATGCGGAAAAGTATGGTCACAGCCGTCTGATGCTGCCAGGCGGCAGGCAGTATGTAGAAGTGCACACTGACGAATATGGCGTATATGACCACTACGAGAAAGACGCATTCAACGGCATATATCCCAGGCGCACGGGCGAGGTGAGCTCGGTGAGGAAGGTGACGAAAAAGGGCGATGACGGCAAGCCATTTGACATATACTACTTCACGGACGGCGGGATGAGCTTCGATCCGAACGAGTATGAGCTGGCAGGTGAGAAGAAGCGAGTTTCGTTTGAGGACGGCGAGCTTGCGGGACTGGGAGAGTCGGACGATCACTATTTTGAGGTGAACTTCGACAGCAAGACACGGGAGTTTGAGCTGATAACTATATGGCCTTATGACGACGACACGCAGGTGCCTGGCGGAAAGTTGGTGCCTAAAATTGGCGACCACTATGTATTGTGGAACGTGAGTATGCCAGACGAGTACTACCGTAAAGCGGAGGAGGAGTTTCTGGCAGCCGTGGAAAAGTACAATGGCGAACACTGGCAGGACTTAAGCGTATATAAAGCCCCGACCGACCATGTGTGGGTGGAAGAGAATAAAGCTATGCTCTATGTCGGTAGACGTGTCAGGCTATTGAGTGGCAAGTATTTCCCGGAAAACGGTTATAGGCAAAGCCGTATCACGAAGATAACCCGCAAGGTGAATCTGCCAAGTCAGATGGATCTGGAAATCAGCGACGCCCTACAGACCGGTGCGCTTGAGAAGGTGAACGACAACATTGGTGAGCTGAAGAACTATACCAAGTCGAGGATAGACGGGGTGGAACTGCCGGACATAATACGCTCATGGGAAAAAACGCCACCTACTGATAATAACCTGTTCTCTGCTCGGCGTAGCCAGCAAGAATTTTTGAGTAGGAAGACTGATGATAATGCTAAAGGTGTTCTTACTTTTGAGAAAGGATTGCGTGTTGGTGCTTACGAGCGAACAAAAAGTGGGGCGGCTATTAGTGAGAGTGGATCGGCGGAGGTAGAAGACCTATTAGTGAGAGACGGGGCAAAGATAGGTGGGGATACCTATTTAGGTAGTGCTTGCATAAGAAAGAATGGCGACGCAACGTTAGGTGATGTGGAGCTCGAGAGCGTAAAGAGTAAAGGGGCCACCGAGAGCGACAGGACGCTCATTGGAGGTAATGGCTTTGAACTATACAAGGACGGTAGCGGCAAGTCGCATCTGTATGTAGACAACGCTGTTATCCGTGGAAAGCTGATGGCGGCGGAGACAGAAGTGCGCAAGATCTCTTACAGCGGTGGCACGATGGTGCTCTCGAACGCTGGCAGCACACTGGTGCGCATAGTGGGGCTTGATGGCGAGGGTCATGAGGTTGCGGCGGATGCTTCGGCTCTGTCGTTTAAGTGTTGGGCTGCTGCCGATGATGGCACGACACAGACGATGAACTGTTGGAAGGTTGGCGATATGGCCATGTGTAAGACCTTCAACATCAGCGGCAGTTCTGGTGGTAACAGGTATTATTGGCGTATGGTGATAGGCTGTGGTCAAGAGGTGCTTGAGGATGGCAAACTATATGACTATGTTATGTTATCTAACATCGAAACGTTTGTTGGAGCTGATGCTGTGTCGCCTGTTAACGGTGGGGTGGCTTCTTTTGCCTCTGTGATAGAGGAGCAAGACGGTAAGACAACGGACGATGCTGGCGTTGACATTGCAACACGCACTTATTATGGATTCGACCCCATGGGCACTGACATTCCGATGGTGGGTGATGTGATTGTTCAGGTGGGTAGCGAGACGCGTTTTATTCAACGTGGCAATGTGATAAAGCTTGCCACGAGTGCTGATGATGGTGACGCTCGGACGGCTCCGTCGCTCACGATGTATCACCAGATAGGCAACACATGGAGCACGGAAGATGGTGGTGTTGACGTGTGGCAGTGGAAGACGGTGACGGCCTTTATTTCTCCAACGGGCGTTCGCTTCAATGCTGACTATTTCAAGTGGTTCTCGGGTAGCGAAGACAATGTTGTAGACCCTATCGTCATTAGCTACACACTGACACCAAGCGACACATTTATCGTTCGCCAGGTGTCGACGGGGAAGGTAGAACCTACCGACATTACTTTTTCGCTTACGAAGAATACAGGCAACAAGGTGGAAGCGTGGAATGACAAGGGTGTGACGTTGAAGGCACGCTTTACGCAGCGTGATGGCCTTGCTGGAGAGAAGGTAATAAAGAGTGTGAAAGATATTGGCGACCTTTTTAATCTTGCTACATTACGCGTAACAGCCATTGATGCCAAGGGGCAAGAACTGTGCTACACCGATATTGCTATAATATCAGACGGTGAGGACTTCGATGTGCAGGTTTTGGCAGAGGGCGGTAATAGCATCTTCAATGGGGAGGGGTCAAAGAAGCTGACAGCCTATGTCTATCGCAACGGTCAAGACATTACTGCCACCATTGCTCCTACTGCCTTTTCGTGGAAGCGTCAGAGTGGCGATGTGGGCGACGATAAGATATGGAATAGCTTACATGACGGTCTGGGCAATGTGTGTACTGTGAATGCCGACGATATTGACAGAAGCGCAATGTTCATGTGTGAGGTGGCTATAGGATAGTTTAAGTTAAACATTTGTACTACCCTAGAAAAAGTTGAATGGATTTGTACTGTAAGCCTGAGGTTGGTTGAATGATTTTCGCCTTATCCCCAAACTCTGTTGAATAGTGTCGGCTATAGGCTACATCATTTTTCTCTTAAACCAAAGTTCAAATACACTATCAGCAAGGAATATACCATCTTTCTCAATGGTGATAATCTCTTTGTCAACCAAACTTTTCTTTATACGATCTATATTTGATTTACTACCCAAAGGGTATATTTCAGAAACCGCATGAGTTGTAAATCCAGAATGTATGTCTTTGCACAAAAGACGAATGAAGTTGAGTTGATAGGTCGTAAGCCCCTCTGTCTGTTGTATAAAGAGACTGCTGTTTTGCTCCAGCAGAGCCTTCAAGCCTTCTTCGAAACTCTCCTCGTTTACTTCTTTTCCTGTTTCGGCCATAACGTTCCATGCAAGTTGCTGCACATAAGATGAGTAATTCTTTACCTCTTGGCATATTCTGCCTGCATACTCTTCTGTTATCTTCTTGCCGTACTTCTCGAATCGAGAACAGATGAAGGGGACCCAATATTCCGTAGGAATGCACTTTAGATGCAGCATCTCCCCAAACTGATAAAAAGGCATACGACGACTTTGGAAAATATTTTCCATCAGATGCTTCTTACTGCCAAAGAAGCAATAAGACACATTTTGATGATGCTGCCAAACACCGCGTAAACGTTTTTGTATAGTCAGCGAGTCGGTGAACTCACCAATCTGCTGAAACTCATCAATACATACTACAAGGCGAACACCCTGTTCCTTGGCAATGCGTTCAGGAAGATTCAAGATTTCCTCCGGAGAATAATCCTTAGGCGTTATCCCCAATGATACAGAAAACTCAGAGTTAGGTTCTGGGCTAAATGAAATTTTGGGCGAGATTCTAACAAAGAAACGCTTGATGTTCTCCATTATTTGCTCTAAATGGTTGCCAGTGGACTTCATGATTGTTTCGGCAAATCGGTTATAGAAATCATATTCACTCCTGCAGTCATATATGTCCATATAGACGATTTTCAGCATAGGGTTGTCAATCTCGGAAATCACCTTTTTTATAAGAGAGGTCTTACCCATGCGTCTTGGAGATATAAGAATAACATTAACGCCATTTTCGAAGTCAAGCTTGATACGCTTGGTTTCTTCAATTCGGTCTGTAAAGTTATTACCACCGACCGACATACCATATACAAAAGCTTTCTCCATAATCTTTACTCCTTATTGAATTAGATTACAAAGGTAATGAAAAAAGAAGAAGTTCACAAGATTGTGGTCCACAACTTTGTAAACTCGATTGAAGAACCTCATAATATAGACCCCTCTCCATATTTTTCACCCTTATTTGTCAGCAAAACAATATGACGAAAAAGGAATATCGTCAACTGTTTGAAGATTTCCATTGAATTAACCATATTTTTCGTAATTATTCCAACAGCGAAACCATCATTGAAGGAAACCTACGCATTTAGGCATTATCGTGCATTTTCTTTCAACATTTCAATCAATTTGTAGATGCTTGTTGATGGATTTTGGAATTCGCGCAAATCCTTTGCTCTGGCAACGGCTACATCCGTATTGTTGTTCAAGAAGGACTTTTGAGTGTCGGTAAAAGCAGACTTGGAATAATTCTTCCACACATGTGCGTACCTATGCTGATAAGCAAACACGCACTCAACTGCCGCAAAGGTAGTGCAAACCGAGAGAAATACAAAAATAAATCACATTTTTTTTATTTCCGAGGGGCCGCCTACCTTTTAAAAGGTAGTGCTTTACCTCAAAAACTACAAATAAAACGCCTCAAAATCTACAAATAAAATACAGCGAAAACTACAAATAAAGGCTCATCCGACATTTCGAGTGATAGAATGTAAGAGTTTGTAGAAAAAAGAAG